GCGTGAAGGTCACGCAGCAGAAGGTTGACCGCATCCTCGCGAACAAGGCCGTCAATCTGGGCTTCGCCAAAGTGGACGGCGCCGGGAAAATCCAATACAAAGAACCATGAGCACACGCACCGACATCCGCAACGCAATCGGGACCGCGCTGACCACGGCGGGCGTCGTCGTGACCGCAAATCTCATCCGCGGGCGAAACAACACGATCGCCAGCGTGAGCTTTCCGTCCGCTGCGGTTTACGCGATCAATGAGCAGATCGAAGTTCGCACGATGCCGATTGGCCGCGGCGAGCAGTTTCGCCAGCTCCAAGTCATGGTCGATTATTTCACGGCGCAGACCTCGGCCACCATCATTGACGACCTATTTGATACGGGCTCCGCCGCAGTTGAGGCCGCAATCTTGGCAGACCCGACCCTTGGCGGAGCGTGTCGGGACACGCATTTAACGTCCGTCGATTATGTGATCGAACCCGACGAGAATAAACGATGGGGCGTCGCTCGGCACACTTTTAACTGCATCTACCTAACCACCGAATAACATGGCCAACCAACTCGGACGCTCTGGCGTCGTCAAAATCTCATCCACCACCGTCGGCGAGCTGCGCAACTACTCGCTTTCGCACTCGTCCGATACCGTCGAAGATTCCGTCATCGGCGACACCTACCGCACGCGGCGCGGAACGATGAAAACTTGGAACGTGTCCGGCTCCGTTTACTGGGACCCGATCGACGCCGGCCAAGTGCTTTGCTCCATCGGCTCGTCCGTGACTGTGAACCTTTATCCGATGGGCATCACGGCGACTTCGACTTACTACTCCGGTGGCGGCGTGGTCACGAAGTTCGACATCACCGCGGCTTTCGACGGCATGGTTGAGGGCTCCATCTCCATCGAAGGCAACGGCGCACTCTCGACTTTGACAGTCTGAGGTGACGCATGGACGCAATCGACCTTGTTCGGGAACATTTCGCTTCACTCGGCACCAAGAAAATTGAGGTGCCCGAGTGGAAGCTCACGGTTTACGCAACGCCGGTCACTCTCGCGGAGAAAAACAAGCTCTATCGCAAGAGCCGCGAGAGCGACATGGAGTTACTCGTTGACATTCTGATTCTCAAAGCGGCCGACGCCGACGGGAAGAAGCTCTTCGACATTGACCACAAGCCGACGCTCTTGAACAAGGCCGACAGCAACATCGTTGCGCGCGTAGCAAACGCCATTATCTCGACGGAGGCGCCCGCGGTTGAAGAGCTAAAAAACTGATCCACGGCGGGGAGGCTTCCGACTTCCTCGCCGTTTATGCTATTGCGGATCGCCTCGGGAAGTTCGCGCACGAAGTCGCAGCCATGCCGGTTCAAGAATTGAACGGCTGGCTCGCTTACATAGACCACCAGAACAAACTCAACAAACCAAATGGCTAGCGCAACATTCCAGCTCAGGGCGGCAGACGAGACGGCGCAGGCGTTTGCGAGCGTGCAGAACAATTTGCAGCGACTCAAGAATACGTCGAATGAAGCCGGCCGTGCGTTGACCAAAAATCTCGACGTGAAGGACGCGATGCGCTCCTTAGCGATGGCCGTCGGACTGAGCGCGGACAAGATCGCGAACAAGATTGCGGAGTTTGTGACTGGTCAAACCGATGAGGTTGTGAAGATGCAGGAAGAACTTGTGAAGGCCGGGGATGAAGCCGCCGCAAGCGCGGCGGCACTTGCGAAGGCGAGAAATACCGACACGCAAAATCTCGCCATTCTGATTCGTGAAGAGCAGAGGTTGAGTCAGATAATCAAACAAAAGCCTGCGGATTTAGCGGCTCAAGTTGCGGTTCAAAAAGCCGTCAATTCCTTAAACCTGACGCAAATCGAATTGGTTAAGGCGCAGCGCGCGGAGATGGATAAATTGATTGCGGCAAATCAGGAGGCCAACAAGCAACGGAAGGAGCGCATGGATGTTGAGCGAGAGCTTGACGTCACGCTTGGATTTCAAGCCGACAAAGAAAAGCTCTTGAACCAGCTTTGGGATGCTCGCGGCGTTTACCTCAAGCAGATCGGTCAACTGAACGGAGAGGATTTGGCGACCGTATCGCAGCGAAACGCAGCGGAGCGCAACTACATCGACATCACGAAACAGATAATTCCGCTTGAGCAAGAGCGCCGAAAGCTCGCAATGGATGCCGGCCAAGCAATCGCGCAAGGATTCGAGGACGCGATTATCTCTGGCAACAATCTGCGCGAAGTCCTCAAGGGCTTGGCGCAAGACCTGATTCGCCTCGTGTTTCGCCAGCAAATAACGCAACCGCTGGCTTCCGCGGTCGGAAGCATCTTCGCCGGCTTCCGCGCCGAGGGCGGTCCCGTTGGCGCCGGCAGCGCGTACATGGTCGGCGAGAAAGGGCCGGAGCTTTTCGTTCCTGGCTCGTCCGGCAGCATCGTGCCTAATGGCGCGATGGGCGGTGGCAGCGGCAAAGGCGGCTCGTCGGTAAACATCACCTACAACATCGCGTCCGGCGTCTCGCGCTCGGACCTCGTGCCGATCCTCGACCAAGAGCGCAAGCGGCTCAAGGCCGAGATTCCAGACATGGTTCGGCGCGGCGGCTCTTACCGCGCTGCGTTCGCTTAATCGCAAAGCATCATGGCTATCACTTACCCACTCACGCCTCCTTCGCCGTTTCGCGCGAGCCGTCTCAGCTTCACCGGCGTTTCGTCGGTCTCGCGGAACCTTTCGCCGTTCACGATGCAGGTTCAGCAATACAACTGGCCAGGTCAGGCGTGGATGGGCTCCGTTGAATGTCCGCCGATGGTGCGTGCCGATGCCGAGGCGGTCATCTCGTTTCTCTTGGCGGCGCATCGCGGCACGTTCTATTTTCAGGACTACTCGAACCCAACGAACCGCGGCGGAGTCACCGGCACGCTCACCGTGACAACGGCCACGGCGAACTCGAGCACGCTGACGTTTTCCGGCGCCACCGGATCGTTCGCTTTGGGCGACTGGCTCCAGATCTCGACGAGCCTTTACAAAGTTGTGCAGGTCAATTCCTCGTCGTCGGTTGAGCTGTTCCCGGTGCTTCGTTCAAGCTACGCCGCAAGCACGCCGATCACCTACGCAAACGCAAAGGGCGTCTTCCGCTTGGCTTCGCCGCAGACCGAGTGGTCAATCGACCTTGCCTCAATTTACGGCGTCAACTTTTCGATTATGGAGGACGTTGCCACATGAGCATAACAACCGCAGGCCGCACGATCTCGGCCGACATGGTGGCGGAAGTCACGACCGCGCAGCTTTCGCCGATCCTGATGGCGCAGCTCGACTTCTCGACGCCGCTTTATCTTTGGACCGGCTACGGGACGCTGACCTACAACGGCATTGGCTACCTAGGTCTTGGCACGCTTGGCACCATTTCTCCGGTGCAGGAGACGACCGACCTTTCGGCGCGCGGCATCACGATGCAGCTTTCCGGCGTACCCACCGCAATGGTCTACGACGCGCTCACCGAGGATTATCAGGGCCGGACGTGCTCGGTGATGTTCGGCGCGCTTTCACCGACGGCCGGTTTGATCTCTTCGCCCATCACCGTGTTCTCTGGTCGAATGGACGTGATGCAAATCTCGGACGACGGACAGTCATCGCTCATCACCATGAGCGCGGAAAACAAGCTGATTGATTTCAAGCGCACGCGCGAAATCCGATACACTGACGAGGATCAGCAAACGCTTTTCCCTACCTACGCTTCGATCACGATGCCCGACCTCGGGCTTGAGTTCGTCAACGCGATCCAAGAGAAGACGATTTATTGGGGAAACCAGAACCACACGAACGGGAGCAACTGGAACGGCGGCGGCGAGACGACCGCGCTGGACAACGAGTGACCATGAAACGCGTCGAGAATTGGCCGACCCTGCTGACCGCCTACATCGAGGAACGGCGCGAGGTTCCCTTTATGTGGGGAAGGGCCGATTGCTGCCTGTTTGCGGCCGATTGGGTGCGCCTCGCTACTGATCTAGACCCTGCGGCTGATTTGCGCGGCAAATACGATTCTGCGCTAGGCGCTCGGCGCATCATTAAGCGGCGCGGAGGGCTTGCCGCAATGGTTGCGCGGGCGCTGACTCCGCTCGGCTTCCGCGAAGTTGCATTATCGCTCGCCACGCGCGGGGACATTATCGTGCGTGACTCGGGCGACGGCGATTGCGCGGGCGTGGTGCTCGGCAAGCAATCGGCTTTCGTCGGGCGCGATGGGCTGCGTTTCGTACAAACCAACCTTCAAGCAGACGCGCGGGCGTGGAGAATCTAACATCATGCCAAGTTTACTCGTCGAGGCAGCGTACTACCTTTATGTCGCGGTGCAGGCCGTAGGCATCCCGCTTTCACAAGCCGCGGCAATCGCTACCGTAAACTTCATCGCCGTGACCGCGGCGTCAATGGCCGCGTCGAAACTCCTCGCGCCAAAGATGCCGAGCTTCGCGGATTCGTCGATCGCTGAACGCTCGCAAATGGTGCGCTCGCCCATTGCCTCGCGCCAAATCATTTACGGCACGTCGAAAGTTTCCGGCGTCCTCGTTTACATTTCGACCACTGGCACGAAG